TTCAAAAGACGACTGCCCATATTGCTATAAGGTCAAACAGGTATTAGAGTTGACAGGTAGCAACTATGTGGTCTATAATCTTGGTGAGCACTTTACAAAAGAAGAGTTCTATGCCGAGTTTGGGAAAGGTTCTACCTTCCCACAGGTAGTATGTGACGACAAAAAATTGGGAGGTTCTGTTGACACAATCAAATTCCTCAAAGAACAACAAGTCATCAAGTCCTAACATAAATAAATCAGATAACCACAGAAATCGTGGTATTGAGTTTCTACTTAATGGAGGTAAAAGAGAGCAGACTTATCCATTTCATATCATCTTCGAAAAGATGGTTTGCTTTCTAAACAGGGAAGTTACTATCTATTTCGAGTTTTCCTTTAAGTCAAGGAAAAGAAAAACAATTTCCCGGAGAAAGAAAAATGTTAGCAGTTAGTCTAGTTTTTGGTTCATTTCTGACTATTTTATTTCTTGTAGTGGGACTAGTGATTGGATGGACTGCTAGAGAATATATGATGAACTATCGGGAAGTACCAAGACCTCACCCCGAAATGTTTGACAATCAAGGAAACTTGATACCAGATGAGGTGATTGCATTTAACTTTGATAACTATCATGACTACGAAATCAACGACGAAGAAGACGACGAGTAAGACAAAAGAAACTGCTTCTCTTAATCTTCCAAATAATCCATTAATCTTTGAGATTTTTAATCTCGCATCAAAACAAAGATCAAAAGCAAAGAAAGTAGAAGTACTTCAAAAGTACAATCATGATGCACTTCGTATGCTTTTGATTTGGAATTTTGATGAGTCAATTATTTCAGCACTTCCAGAGGGAGTAGTTCCTTATTCTGGATATGCAGAACAAACAACTTCTAGCGGAACTCTTTCTACAAAGATTACGGAAGAGGCACGTAGAATGTATGAAACTGGATCTTTCTCCATTGGTACTTCGGACAAATCTGCCAAGACAACTCTTCGTAAAGAATATAAGCATTTTTACCACTTTATCAGAGGTGGTAATAATGGACTGTCTTCTATTCGTAGAGAAACGATGTTCATTAATCTTTTGGAAGGACTTCATCCCCTTGAGGCAGAGATTCTTTGTCTTGTAAAAGATAAAAAACTGTCTGATAAGTATAATATTACTAAAGAAATTGTCTCAGAAGCATTTCCGCAAATTGTTTGGGGGAATCGTTCTTGATATGGGTAAGGGTATTAATATCATAAGTCCAGACTGTGACCCTTCTGCTGCCAATGATAGAAGTCTTCCACGAGACTCTTATCTAGTTACCTATGGTGATAATGGAGAACAGAAGTATGATATTGTTCAGGGTCTTCAGTCAGATATCTTTGACCAATATTGGGACAAGTATCGTGATTTTAGGGGAATGAAGTGGACGGAAGGAACAGTTAGTCCCAAGATGTGGGGATATGTACCAAACGAAAAGAAGAAAAAGAAATGAAAGATGAAAATCTTAAAGAACAAATAAATCAATTGATTCGTAATGAGATCCAAGAGAACATCAACGACTTCATCGACATGAAAGACGAAGAGAGGAGATCTGGACTTGGATTTGTTTCTGCAGATGATAACAATGATCTCACTGTAAAAATTCCCAACAGTGAGATTAATAAAATCATCAAAGAGTATAAGAAGATAAAAAAATATCAGAAGTCATCTTTGTTTGAAATCAAGAAGCTAAACCAAAATTGACTTTTGTTTCCCGGAATCGTCGGAAAAAACTCCGGCAAAATTTTGGGTCTGTAGGGTCGCTTGACTAAATACCAATAACGAGGTATAATACCTCTACGTTCATCCCATGATTTTACCTCTACTGCTAGCACTTTCCTCCCCAGAACCACAGATGCTTCTCACTTGTGAGCAGTTTGAGTGGTTATCTGAAAGGACAATGAGAACTGAATCTCTTTCTGTATGGAAGAAGATTGAGTTTATTGCTAGATATGCAGACGGGACTGATCCTGCCTGTTTCCCAGAGGTAGAAGAATAGGACGCAAGTAGGACGACGCGGAACGGATCGTTCATTCGCTATTCGCAAATAGCGAACGCAAACGCCGCCCGAAGGAACGGGATTTAACCATCTCATTTCTTTGGAGTAAAACCATGTCCCAAGTTACTTATCGTGGTAACCAGTATGATACCGAAGTCCACAAGGCTGAGGTACAAGCAGAACTTAAGCGTCTGCGTGAGCAAGAAAACTTTTCACTGATGTATCGTGGCGTCAAAGTCAACCGTGCAATGGTAAAGTAAAATGATTGCAACCACAGTAGGATCTATTTGTGCGTTTTCAACTGCATTCATTCTTTTGATTTATGCCGAAGTTCTATTGCTGAATAAGTGATGGAACAATATCGATATCATTATGATGATATGGATAAAGACAATAGACCACCTTCTTGTTATCAACTAACATATAGAGGATGTAACTATTGGTCCTGCTATCTCATTCACTTAGATGAATGGTTTGAAAAACTATTTAACTCAGAGGGTTCTTGACGAACCCTCTTTTTTTGTGTAAAATGGATAGAGAGAAATCTATTTTATGGACAAAGAAAAACTAAAACTGATTGTCCGTAATCTTGAACTGTTGGTTGATTCTCTGAAAGCAGAAGTTTACTCTGATACGCAGAGTTATTTGACGTATCAGAGAGATCCGACACTACACGATTACGACGAGATCTTTGATGATGACGATGGATACCCAGACTAAAGAGGAACAAAAATGAGTGTAAAACTGATCAGTGTGACGCCCGATGCCGAAAAGACAATGGCATATGTGGCACGAGTTTCTAATCCAGCAAACCAGGAAAATGATAACTATGCTGGACTTTTGCGTTATTGTATCAAGCACCAACATTGGAGTGTGTTTGAGCAGGCATTTATGACTTTAGAGATTGAGACGAATCGTGGCATCGCAGCTCAGATTCTGCGTCATCGTTCGTTCACATATCAAGAGTTTTCTCAGCGTTATGCAGATTCTTCTCTGATTTCTGATTATATTCCTGTGCCTGATCTGCGTCGTCAGGATACCAAGAATCGTCAGAACTCTATTGATGATATTGGTGAGTATGAGAAACTGCAATTACAAGGTAAGATTCAGGAGCATTTTGCGGAGGGGATGCGCCTCTACAAGGAACTTCTTTCTCACGGAATAGCAAAGGAATGTGCTCGCTTTGTGCTGCCTCTGGCGACCCCTACACGCATTTATATGTCGGGTTCTGTTCGCTCATGGGCACATTATATTTCTCTGAGATCTGCTAATGGAACTCAGAAGGAGCACATGGATATTGCCAATGAGTGTAAGAAGGTGTTTACCGAACAATTCCCCACAGTCGCAGAAGCCCTTGAGTGGGTCTAAATAAGACATATTATAAGAGGTGAAATTTTGGCAACATATCCTGTAGTGAATACAAACACTGGCGAACAGAAAGAAGTGACCATGAGTGTCAACGACTGGGAGCAGTGGAAATCGGAAAACCCTGACTGGATTCGTGACTGGTCGGATCCATCAACTTGCCCACAACCTGGGGAAGTGGGAGAGTGGCGAGATAAACTCGTCGCTAAAAATCCTGGATGGAACGATGTTCTTCGAAAAGCATCAAAAGCACCTGGTTCTAGAGTAAAGAAAATCTAATGGCAAGAAGAAAAAGAGCATCTGCAGAGCAACCTATCGGGGTTGGACTCACGGCAAAGCAGATGAAGCGGAAAAAACCTCTGAGTTCTGACTATTTGGTTGAAATTGATCCACTTACTGATAATCAAAAGAAACTTTTTGATTCATATAAAGAAGGAAAACACTTAGTTGCCTATGGGTGTGCGGGAACAGGAAAGACGTTCATAACACTCTACAATGCTCTCAAAGATGTTTTAAGCGAATATACCCCATATGAGCGCATCTACCTTGTACGCTCTCTTGTAGCGACTAGAGAGATAGGTTTCTTACCAGGATCCCACGAAGATAAGGCAGACATCTACCAAATTCCATATAAAAATATGGTGAAGTACATGTTCCAGATGCCTAGTGATGCCGACTTTGAGATGCTCTATGGCAATCTGAAGTCACAAGAAACCATCAAGTTTTGGTCTACTTCATTTCTTCGTGGCACCACACTTGATAATGCAATTGTGATTGTTGATGAATTTCAGAATCTCAACTTCCACGAACTTGATAGTATTATCACTCGTGTTGGTGAGAATACCAAGATTTGTTTCTGTGGTGATGCCGTTCAGTCAGACTTACAGAAAACGAATGAGCGCAATGGTATCGTAGATTTTATGAATATCTTGCGTAAAATGACATCTTTTGATATGATTGAGTTTGGAGTAGATGATATTGTCCGTTCTGGACTTGTCAAAGAATACATCATTGCTAAAATGGAAGCAGGTTTTTAATGTTTAATCATGTTGATATTAGTCTCCCTCAACTTGAGAGGGAGACCATTGATGGGGTGAGATATTACTCTGTCCCCGATGAAGAAGAACTTCTCCGACTGGTTTCCATCACTTCGGTGACCAGTCATTTTAATAAGGAGATTTTTGTCAAATGGCGTAAGAAAGTCGGTAATGAGGAAGCAGACCGTATCACGAAGAAAGCAACAAGTCGTGGTACGGACATGCACACTCTTGTAGAACATCACCTTAAAAACGAGGATCTACCAAAAGTACAACCGATTTCCGATTTCTTATTCAAAATCTCAAAAACAGACTTAAATCGTATAAATAATATATACGCACTTGAAGGTTCCCTATATAGTAAGCAACTAGGCATTGCTGGAACCGTTGATTGTATTGCTGAATATGATGGCGAACTAGCAATAATCGACTTTAAGACTTCCAAAAAACCAAAACCACGAGAGTGGATCGACCACTATTTTGTACAGTGCATGGCATATGGTTGTATGCTGTACGAACTGACAGGAATTTCTGTCAAAAAACTTGTAATCATTATGGCTTGTGAAAATGGAGAATGCGTCGTCTATGAAGAACGAGACAAATCAAAGTACATCAAACTACTCACCCAATACATTAGAAAGTTTGTTAGAGATAAACTGGAACTCTATGGAACAGAATAAAGAACTAGAACAAGCAATAGAAAATAAATTCTTAACGCCATCCAGATTTGCTCTGGAGATTGAGAAAATTGTTGCCGAAGAGAACGTCAATTATATTGATGCCATCTGTCACTATTGTGAGATCAATAATCTTGAGGTAGAATCGGTTGTGAAACTGATCTCTAAACCCCTGAAGGAAAGACTGAAGTGGGATGCAACACGTCTCAACTTTATGAAGCGAACTTCTAGGGCAAAACTGCCACTATGATTTCCCGTGATGATCTAATGCACCATCGTCTTCAGGCATGGTTGCGCGAGAACAAATGTGATGATATTGAGTATCTCGGTGAATACGAAGATGTTTTAGGAATTATGAAACATTGGTATCGTATTGCCGAGCACGAAGTTTCTATTGATTGTATTGAAGATCTTGAGTTAGTCGATGCTGAAAGTGAGTCCCTTTGAAACCTACCAACATTATCTCTCATTAAAAAACCATTTTACAAATCCAAAATACGACTTCTTTAAGTATGGTGCGAAGACCCGTGCCAGCATTACTTCTTTCAACAAAAGAAAGGATAAATACTGGTTCGAGAAAACAAGTCGCAAGTATTCTGATAAAGAAGTCGTAGATTTTCTTGTATCTAATTTCACTGCCACCGACAACCCGCAAAACCTATGGATTGGAGAAATTATCAATTCTGGCGAAAGAAATTACGCAGATTGGATGAAACGCCAACAGAGTTTGACGTACTTATTCAAAGAGCAAAGCAACGAATTGTTATCGGAGAACGAGTTAGAGACTTTGTTCAACTGTACCAAGGGACATCCTCTAATACTCAAAAAGTATCTAAGCGGGAGCGTATCGCTAGAAACCTTCACAATCTTCGACAAAATATTCCATTTCTCAAAAAACTTTGATAAAAAGTTGACTGATCCAGTGTGGGAAACCGTCAGTTTGAAATTGAAGAAGTATTCTCCGTTTCTAAATATTGATATGTTCCACTACAAAAAAATCTTACGGTCTATTATCAATGAGTGAATTTTTTAAATCTGACATTATTCAAGAAGAACTTGAAGAAATTAACGATCTTCAAGAAGAAATCTATGGAAGTATTCTTACTTTCCACACAATGGATCGTGAGACGAGATTGGAACATGTTGAAAAGTTGAAGATCTTGCTAGAAAAGCAAAGAATCATGTATACTAGGTTATCTCTCTCAGACGACCCACAAGCGGTCGAAATGAAAGAGAACCTACGCAAATCGGTGGCACTGATGGGTTTCCCACCAGAGACCGATATGCAAGTTTTATTCGACAGTATGAAACAGACAATTGAATCCCTCACAGACTATCTTGACGACTGAGGGCATCCTTGCTATACTATCCGAGTAAATCCCCCGAATCCAAATCAATCCGAGGTAATCCTAATGTCTTTCGCAGACCTTAAAAAGCAATCGAAACTTGGCAACCTGACCGCAAAACTGGTCAAGGAAGTCGAAAAAATGAATAACAATGGCGGATCTGGTGATGACCGCCTGTGGAAACTGGAGTGTGATAAGAGCGGTAATGGTTATGCCGTGATCCGTTTCCTGCCTGCTCCCGAAGGTGAAGACCTTCCTTTCGTGAAACTCTACAGTCACGCCTTCCAAGGTCCTGGTGGTTGGTACATCGAGAACTCTCTAACCACTCTGGGTCAGAAGGATCCTGTGTCCGAGTACAATACGATGCTGTGGAACAACGGCACCGATGCTGGTAAGGAAGCAGCACGAAAGCAGAAGCGCAAACTGACCTACATTGCTAACATCTATGTGGTCAAGGACCCTGCTAACCCTGCCAACGAAGGTAAGGTCTTCCTGTACAAGTTCGGTAAGAAGATCTTCGACAAACTCACTGCTGCTATGCAACCTGAGTTCGAAGATGAGGAAGCAATCGATCCGTTTGACTTCTGGCAAGGTGCTAACTTCAAACTGAAGGCAAAGAACGTTGCTGGTTATCGCAACTATGACTCTTCCGAGTTTGCCCGTCCTGATGCTCTCCTGGACGACGATGACGCAATGGAAGCAATCTGGAAGCGTCAATACTCCCTGGCAGAGTTGGTTGCTGCTGACCAGTTCAAGGACTACGACGCCCTGAAAAAGCGTCTGGACTATGTGCTGGGTAACAAGGGCACTCCTCGCTTCCAAGATCCTGACGAAGGTGAAGAGGAAGAATACACTCGTGGGTCTTCCCGTGAGTTGACTGAGGAACTCACCGAAGATCTTCGCGGTGAACTGAACTCTCTGCAACCTACTCGTTCGTCTTCTGTTGACGAAGATGAGGACGATGATGCAATGTCCTACTTTGCCAAACTGGCAGAAGAGTGAAGACTGATTACACAATAGACCGTGTAAGCAAATCCGAAGCCGCAGAGTTACTTCTGCGGTTTCATTATCTTAAGGACATCTCAAAAGGTTTTAAATCTGGATATAATTACGGTCTATACAAGAAAAATGACTTTTCACCTCTAAATATTGGAGGTATACAGGGAGTTTGTATCTTCACTGGACTCCCTGTCCCAGAAATTGCAAAAGGCGCATTTGGACTAGAACGTAATGAGCAACAAGGACTCTTCGAACTCTCAAGACTCTGCATCCACCCCGATACTCAGCAGGGAGAGTATAATATCACTTCTTGGTTCGTTTCAAAGGCGATTAAGAGACTTAGAAAAGACACAGAAGTCAAAGCAATTATCTCATACGCTGATA